CGGCACGGGCGCGAATTCCGGAAGGATGCCGACAGGCAGCTTGCCACGGCCGTTCGGCGAGCCGCTGCCACCCGGACGCAACGTATCCAACGCGACAGATGCATCGTAGGCCTCTTTGATCAATCCCCGGAAGCCGTCGATGATGCCCTGGAAGCTGGGGTTCGCCTGCTCCAGCTTGGCAAGCTGCAATATGATCTGCTCGAGCGGCTCTTTACCCTCACGCGCCTTGTCGAAAATCTTCTGCAGTTCGTCGCGGATCGGCTTTGCCGACACGTCGTCGATCTGACGGTTGAATTGATCGACGGTATCGACCACATCATCGATGCTCTTACCGAGTTCCGGCATTGCAGCGGCTGTTTCCATAGCCGGATTGAGCATTTTCAACAGCGCATCCCGAGTACGGTTCAACCCTTTCGGATCGGCCCTGGCGATGTCCGTAATCTCGTGGGCTACTGCCGCAAGATCGGGAACGGCCTTATGAGATTCTTCGGCGAGACGCTTCAACGCATCGCTGAACGGCTCGAATTGCGAAACCATCACCGTCCGGAGCGGACCCTGATTGCCGCTACCCGCGCCGATCTGCTTGTAGACTTGATCGAAGACAGCGCCGATCTGCACAGCGATCAAATTTTGCGCGTCCTTCAGCGCGCTTTCGTTGAGGGCGTTGATGGTGTTGGCGGTTGCAGACGCGTACTTGGCGCGCTTGCCGTTCACCTCGTCGTAGGCATCCCCCAGCCGCTTGATGTTCGCTTCGTGCTCGGCAAGGATTTCATCCAGGTCCCTAATGCCGGAGCCGCCGAGCGCCTGATAGGCGACAAAGGCCGCACCAGCCGCTGCAATAGCTGCCGTGACCAGAGGGAAGCGCGTAGCGAGTGAAAGAGCGCCTTCACCGATAGCCTTCAGCGATCCCTTGATGCCGCCCGGCCCTTGTTCCAGCGCGTCATAGATTTGGCCGGCCTGCGACGCGAATATCTGCATCGGCGGCGCGCCCAGCGCAAACATGGTGATGACGTCGTTGCCCTGCCGAGACAGGTTGAGCATCTGGTTGGAGGTCAACTTGGCCGCGCCGGCCACCTTGCCGAACCCGACCGCGCTGGCCACCGACGCCCGTCCCGCCTGCTCATAGCGGGCGTTCAATGCCCCCAGGGCCACGGCATGCTGGTCGGCGCTCACCACGCCGGCGGAAAGCGCCGAATTCAGCTCCAGAAGCTCGGCCTCGTATTGCTTCGACGCGGCATAGAGAGGCACCACTTTGGCCCGCAGCCGCTCCAACGCCGCCGCTTCTTCGTCGGCCGCGCGCGCCGCCGCTTCAAATGCCGCGGCCGACTCCCGCGCCGATCCAGCCGAAGTCGCATTCACGCCGAGAACGGCATTGAAATGGTTTTGGTTGGCCGCCGCTATCTGCCTCGCATTTTCTGCATCCTGCGAAGCGCGGGCATTGGTTATAAATTCTCGCTGGGCATTAGCCGCAGATAGAGCTGCTGCGGCGGCGGCATCATATTTTTGAATCAGCCGGTCAAGGGCGGCGGAATAGCCGCCGGTGATCTGAATCCCTAGCCGCTCGGCTTCGGCAAGTTCGTTCAGTTCTGCGTCCATTTTTGCCGCCGACGCATAGGTCGCGTCATAGCGCATCCGCAGTTCTTCGGTCCTTGCAGCCAGAGCAACGCTCGCCGAGACATTGTCGTTGGCGACGTTTGTGATCGCGCGCATCTGGTCAGTATGCTTCCGCTCGAGGGCGGCAAGACGCGCGATCGCCTGCTCCTGATCCGCATAACCGAGCAGCACGGCATTCGACGCGATCACTGCGGCGTTCGCTGCTTCTCTGCGCTGCCGTATCTCCAAGGCTGAAATCTTGTTCACTGACGCGCCAAGGTTTTCCCACTGGCGCTGTTCGCGCGACATCCGTTCAACACTTTGCGTCGTGACGGCCAGCCCCTTCTCCTGCGCCGCGGAGGCCTTCGCCATGGCGGCTCTATAGGCATCTACGGCACCAGTCGAACGATCAGTTGCCGCGCCTGCCGCTTCCATCTTGTCTTCGAACCGATCGAGCGTGGCGATAGCACCGTCGCCGCGAACGATCAGTTCCGTAACAGCTTGTTGGACCATTCGATTGCCTCGAATCTGGACAGACGCCAGCGCCGATGCTTTGATGACATCGGGACGGAGGAAGTAGTTATGGAAACTACACGCATTACTGCGCTGGTGCTGCTCGCGCTTCTATCTGGGTGCGAAACTCTCGCAGAAGAACAGGAGCGGCAATTCAAGCAGGACGTTGCTATATGCAGTCGATATGGCGCCGAATACGGATCGCCAGCGCACTACCAATGCATGATGTTTCAACAGCAGCGTCGCGACTACAACAACGCCGTGATGGCAGCGAACGCGAACTATATGGCAGCGCAGATTAGAGCGCTCAGTTACTAAGAATGACGCGCATCGCATTCGGTAGCGCGTCAATTCCCGCTCTTTTCAGTGCTCTGCGCCGCCATCCACCGATCGTCCAGCGCTTCGATCACCTCAATCTCCCACGGTCTGAGCCGAGAGGCCGTGAGCCGATTGAAGGCATCGATCTCGCTCCAGCCCAGTCTTGCCGGGCCGAAGCCACTGGACTGACGACGTGCGGCGAGACGAAGGAAGGCGTTCCAAAGATATTGCAGGGCCGGCGGGACGGGCGGAACGGCAAGCTGATCTTCCAGTTCTGCCCGCCGTTCGTCGGTTCTGGCACGGGAGAGAAGGCCCTGTAGCGTCTCCCGTAGAGTGTCACCCTTCTCGTCACGCGCCAGAAGGGCGAACTCGCGCTCCGCGTGCTCGATCAGATCGGCGCGGAGCGCGGCGTAAAAGACGCTTCGTCGGCGAGGAACTCGACCGCCTGAGCGAGGAAAGGCTTCTTCGGATCGAGCAGTAGGGCCTTAGCGTTGTCACGGCTGAACGGATAATCCTGACCGCCCAGCTTGACCGGAGACCAGCCGAGTAGGCGCGACAGAATCCATTCGACGTTGCGGGAACGCACCTCGTCCACGCTCTCTTCCGGCGCCTTCCACTTTTTGCCGTTGACCTGAGCCTGTTCCTGCATGGCGGAACGATGCAGGCGGTCACGCGCCATGCGTTCGTTGTATTCCACCGTCTTTTCATGACCGGGGCCGGCAAAACGCCAGGTCCAATTCGTCAGGCGTCCGCCAATGACCACGGTCATGTCCGCTTCGTCGCGGTAGTCGGCCGAGGTGATGTCAAATTCGTCGACAGCGGCCGTTGCGGTCGCATCGGTATCGTTCTTCGTCATGATGATATTTCCTTTGTCGGAAGGGTGCGGCCCGCGCGCCGACACGCGCGAGCCGCTGTCACGTGACCTCGCCGAAGCGAGACGTTCCGCTGTCGGGCGGGTCTAAAGAAGGAGGCTCGACTCAGTCGGGCCGGTGTAGTTTGCTGGCGTCGGGGAAAAGGGAGGGCGTTATGCCGACGCTAAGGGTCGCTCACATTCGCCAGCAGGGGCAGGACATGATTATTGCCCCGCTTGACCACTCATTCGAAGCCAAGAGCCAAGATGATCAGGATTCCGTCATTTCCGAGATTGAGGCTGCCGCACACAGTGCTGGCCTACGAGGCTCAGCGGTGGTGGTTTGGCAGTCTGGCGGAAGAATGAAATTCATCGCGCCAACGCCATGGCACCCCTTCTTTCGCTCCATCAGCTGGCAATGGGTGATGGCGAACCTGAACCAGACCTTGACCTGGTAAGTAGGTCCTCAACTGCTTCAGAATTGCGCTTCGCAATCTCATCCGCATCAGCCAAAGCAATTGCCTTGGACGTTGCCGAGATGGTGATCCGGTCGAGATCATCGAGCCGGAACGGCGTGGTGATGACGAACCCGGCGGCACGAGCCGATAGGATCGCATCACGTAGGTTGCCGGCCTGCCAGCGGACTGCCTCGTCCGGTGACAGGATGGCATCGGCAACAGGCCGACTGATCTTTTCCGAGCCATCCGCAGGCGGAAGCGGCTCGAAAACGGCGGGGCCGGAAAGAGTCACCTGACCGGAACTCTCCCCGGCTACGATTTTAACGCGCCGGGCCATTACGCTGCACTCGTCTGAAAACTGATCATGGTCGGATCGTAAGCCCCGCCACGAAGATCCTTGCCGACCATAAGCTGGAACGTCTGGGTGCGCGCGCCGTCCGAGCCGAGATCGGATTTCGTGGCGCTGGCCAGCGTCATGTTGCCGATGTGGAAGGCGCAGAAATCGGCCGCGCCCGTCTCGTTCTCCTCGAAAAGCAGATGCAGGCTCAGTTCGTCTTCGTCGAGATACTGCGTGACGCGGGTCGCATCGGCCTTGAGCGCCGTGATCGAACCTTCCACGGTTGCGAGGTTCGTGAACACGTCCGGCGTCAGGTTCGATCCGACGACAGGGTTGCCGGCGGCGTTGAGATTGACGGTGAGGTCGATGGAACTGATGTCCATCACGTCGTCGGCACCGAGGCGGACTTTCGCCTCCACCGCCGTCAAGCCGATGGTGACGGTTTCAGCAGGACTTGTGAAATATGGACTGTCCGCCCCGGTCTTCTGCTCCATGTCCTGGCCGACCAGCGAGAAGGTCAGGATGCACATGCCGTTGGGCTGCATCTGCAACTGCATCTGCCCGACACGGACGCCCTTGAAGATTTCCGAGTTGTCGATGTCGATCTCGCGCTCTTCGAAGGAGAACGACCGGTTGGTCACACCCTGAATGACCTTCTTCGGACGCACGATCTCATAGGTGGAAAGCGGACCGGCTTCGACGGTCAGCGTTTCCGCCACTGTGATGACGGTTGCCGTCAGTCCGGTGATGCGGATGTTGCGGTTCAAGTTCGCGGTGAGGAAGCCGTCCGTCAGGCGAATGACATCGCCAACACGCAGGCCCGCCGTGATCCACGAACCGCCGGAAGCGGTGATGGTATGGGCCGCGACCGCAAGCGTGGCGCTCGACATGGCGGCGGTGTTTTCGTCGATCGTCACCGCACTGTCGAAGGTGCCGCGAAACACCGCCTCGATCATATCGTCGTAGCTACCTACCGACAGATCGCCGGAATACTGGCCGGTGACCGAACGCGTGCCGTGGCGGCCGCGCGTGGTCATGCCGTCGCGACGGTTTTCGTTGGAGCGGATTGGCTCGATACCAAGCGTGAGATTGCCGCTGTTCGGGCGAAAGACCTTCGCGCCGGAGGGGTCGGCCGGCAATTCGCCGTAGGTTGCTTCCGCCTTGTAGGCCACCTCGATCTGGCGGCCAGTCTGGTATGCCATGACTATCTCCTTTCATGGATGATGGACGGCGCGCCGCCGTGGCGAACCGGGTAGAATTCGAACGGGAATGATCAGTTCAGCCGCGATGCCAGTATTCGAACGGCACCGTCATCGAGACGCGGAACCACGCGCCGTTGTTGGCCCACTCGATATCGCTTTCGGATTTGACCGGTCCGCCTTCGTCGACACGCGGCGCCCAGGTGCGGACGTAGCAGCCGTCGCCGTTGTTGTAGAATACCTTCGCACGGAAGATTTCGCCGATGGTGTTGGCGTATTCCGTCGCGGTCGCGTCTCCGTCGCCACTCGGAACAAAGACATGGACGATGATCAGGCCGTCGGTCACCCACACCTGCGAGCCGGGCTTGCCTGCGCCATGCATCTGGCTGTCCGACGAGGCGATCTCCAGATGCGCCCAGGGCACGAGGATATTGTTGCCGTCCCGTGGCGGCCATGGGGCGACCGGCGGTTTATTCTGATAGGTGATGCGCGTCGTTGTCCAGTTGGCGGCAAGCCGCTCGGCGATCGCTTCCTTCGCCCCTGCATAGGTGCCCATCAGCGCCGCTCCGCAATAACCAACGCGGGATAGCGCGCGCCGGACTTGTTGTGCGCGGTCTTGCCGAACTTCTTCCCCAGCGCGGTCTCCAGCGTTCCGGATGCCGAGCGAGCGTCACCGCCGCCGAGCCACCATGGCTGGCCACTGGACGCCGCCTTGCCTTGGTTGACCGAGAAGCCACCGAGGATAGCCCGGAACGTGAAGCTGATCCTCGCCTGGTTCCCATACCTGCGCTTCACCGTCTGTTCCGCCTGCTGGTAAACCCGGTCCGAACCCGGCACGCGCATCGTCATGTTGCCGACCTCGATCTTGCGGGCATAAGGCACCGGATTGGTGATGACGATCTCACCAGACCCGTCCCAGTCCTTCAGATTGGCGGCTGCAACTCCGTCGATGAACAGCATGTGCGCGCTCCGGTATTCTCCCGAAAGCACCGGGGAAAGCTCGAAGAGCGTCTCCATGGCGAACTGAACGACCTGGCCGAGCCTGTCGTAGCGGTAGCGGATGATGCCGCCAGCCTTGACCTGTTCCTCGCGCGCACCGGCAACGCCGTCGACTGCGCGCGTGAACCGCTGCGGCTTCGGGTCCGTCTGCATGATGCGGCCGTGCTCGCGTTTGGCAGTCGCGATCAGCGTCTTGCGCACCTCTTCGGCAGTGCCTTTTGTGGCAACACGGAAGACCTCGACGGCGCTACGAGCCATCGGCCAATCTCTTTTCCATCAGCGCCTTATGCACTCCCGAGACGGAGCGGAGCGCGTCGATGGCCGGGACGCCGACGTAGTGGACGTAACGGCGACCGTCGAAGAAAGGATGGAAGCCGCCAGCGGAGCCGACAAAACTCTTTATTTCGCCAAGGATGGGCAACAAAGGCTTGGCATCCAAGGCAAGCGAAAGCGTCTCCATCGCCGGAGCGGCTGCGGCTTCCTTGAGCGCTGCAGGGGCCGCCGCCACGGATGCGGCAGCTGCTCCGAAGAATGATCGACGATTCATCAGCCTCTCACCGTCATGTTGATGCGAACCAGAACACTGTCGACGCGGATGAATTCCGGCTCCCCCTGAATGGCGCGGGGTTTCCCGTCGACCACGACGAACTGATTTTCGCGAGGCTCGCCGAAACCTCCCAATCCGGTCGGGGAAACGGTCACCTTCTTGTCACCCTGTTTGATAAGCCCGATCAGTTCGGACGGCTCGTAGCCGCGAACGAAGGCGCGGCACGGCTGCTGGCCGACCGTCGTGTTGCCGGAGCGGAGGATCACGTCCTGACCATGGCGCGCGAGAGAGGCATCGAGCCTGGCGATCATGCCTGCCGGCGTGTCGGAAAGATCGATCATCACGACACCGAATAGTTCATGAATCGCGCCAGGCGGGCGGAATATCCGGACGGCAATCCGCCGGCTTCCTGCGGCGAACCAAGCCCGCCGACCCACCGGTCCGTTTTCACCGAATCTATGCCTTCGACGTCAACGGTCACCGACTTCACCAGCGGATCGACTCCGCCTTCCGAAAGCCGGACACGGGCCAGATCCGTCACTACACCGACAAGTCCGGGAGGAACGGTCTCAAAGCCTGCGTCATAGACGACGACGATTTCATTCGCGTTCCAATGGGACTTCCTGCCGTCGATCCAGCGATAGAGCAGTCCGTCTTCCGACTTCAGCGACCGGGCGTCGAGCGTAATGCTTGTGCCGTCCTGCGTTACGGAGACGATTTCGATATTATGCCTACGGCTGAGGATCAGCACTTCGTCGTGGCAACCCGAGAACGTCTCGGTAAGGCGCTCCTTTCTTAAGGTGGGTTCGGCGCCCTTGCCCACCGCAACGCCGCACGCGTCGACGATCTCTGCTGAGATGCGAAGGCAAAGGGCCGCCAGCTCGTCATCCCTGCTGTCGTCAGCCACGCCGGCGGCCGCGCGCATTGCCTCGATCGGAGCCAAGGCGAGATCGTCGGCGGGCGTGGTGACGACAAGCATGATATAGGCTCCGATCAGGCTTAGGACGCCGAGGCGCCCGCGACCAAGGCATCAACTATGTCGTCTTTCTTTGCATCGTCGGCGATCACGACCTTCATCCCTGCCGCCTTTTCGCGCAGCTGTGCCACCGTGAGCTTCGTCAGTTCGGCACGCAGTGCGTCGGCGGCCTTGGCGGCATCGTCGTCACCGCCGGCGTCTTTCTGTGCCATGATGGCGGCCTCGATTTCCTCCGGCGTGCTGCGCGAGGCGTAACCCTCGGGCGGATAGTTGGCCGCGAGATAGCCGGCGGAGACATATTCGGCCACTGTGGGGCCATCATCGCGCAGGGTGTTGGTGCCCTTCGGTCTCGTCTTTCCGTCGATATCGCCGATGAGACCGGCTCTCTTCAGACCCGAGGCCATGGAGCCGAAATCGCGCTCGTCGCCGATGGCGAGGTCCTCGAAACGGATGCCGTCGAACGAGCAGGGGAATGCTTTCAGAACGGTGTGCATGGTTCACCTTTCGATGTTGGGAAAGCCCCGGTCGGCAGATTACGGACCGGTGGCCAGCTTCAGGACGCCATTGTCGGCCCAGATAGTGACACCGTCGCCGGGATCGGTCGTCGGCAGCGCGCCAAGATCGACACCCTTGACAATAAGGGAGCCACCATCTTCGACGGTAATCTTGCCGCCGTCGGCGACGACGAACTCATCGCCACCTTGCTTTCGATAGGTTTTCGGCTGGTAGCTGGAATCGGGCATTGCATTCTCCTTTGCTACGAGGACGTCGATGCGCCTCTAGCGAACAGTCGCTTCGGAGGAATGACGGGCCCGAAGGCCCGTCTGGGTTAGTCGGAGACGAACACGCTGGCGCCGATGGTGGCGCCCTGGACAGCCTTCTTCTCGCGGGGTTTCAGGATGACGACCGTTTCGCCGAAGGCGATGTTCGCCGTGGCGCTGGTCCGCACCGCCTGGATGAAGCGAGTGGCCGGATTTCGGACTTCGACGATCAGCAGCTTGTTGTTGATGTCGTCGTTCGCGGCGCTGGCCAGCGTGACGCTGGCGCCATCGATGGCGACCATGCCGACGTCGGAATCGGCATCGTTCCCCTCGACCTTCAAGGTGGCGACGCCGGTTGCAACGCTGTCGGTGATAGGGGCGATGAACATGGCGGATTCGTAGTCCTGCATGTCGATGCGGGACGAGTTGCTGTCCGTATTGCTGGCGGCAGCCACCGCAGCGGCGACCCAGCGCAGCTCAAGAGCCGCGAGCATGGTGTGGAACATGGTGTCCTCCTGGGGACGGTTTTTCGGGATAGGTGAAGCCGGCGCCCGTCGGGGCGCCGGCGGAGTTTCGACCGACGAAGTTGCCGGTTACTCGGAAACCTTCAGCAGTTTGATGGCTTCGAAGGTCGTGACGTCGCCGCCGACGCGCTTGCGCGTGTAGAATTCGACGAACGGCTTCGCGGAGTAGGGGTCGACCAGCGTGGTGACGCCGAGACGATCGGCGATGGTGTAGCCCGCATTGAAGTTACCGAAGGCGATCGGCAACGCGCCGGCGCCAACGGCAGGCATGTCGGCGGCTTCCCTCACCGAGTACCCGAGAAGCAGCGAAGGCTTGCCGGCCTCGACATTCGGGCGCCAGATGTACTGGCCGTTGCCATCCTTCAAGAGAAGCACCGAACCGATCGACGCGCGCCGCATCAGGAAGACCGCACCGCCGGCGTAATATTCCTTCAGAGCGGTCACCAGCTTGATCAGACCGTCGAAGGTGACGCCGGTGGCGTTTCCACTCAGGATCTGCTCGATCTGGCGACGGTTCGTCCCCGCCGGGTAAGTCAGGAACCCGCGCGGCTTGCGCATGCCGTTGCCCAGCACGAAAGCGGATGCCTCCATGCGCCCGAACTTCTGGCCGATCTTGGTGCCAAGCCATCCCTCGACATTGATCGAGGCGTCCTCGAGCAGTTTCTGCGTCGCCTTGGGCTTCGCATACATCTCGAAGACCTCGATGGTCTGGGAGCCGACTTCGGGGGTGCCGGTTTCAGCTCTCGCCTGGGTCTCACCGACCCAACCGGCATCGGCTTCACCCTCGTCGATCGGCAACTCCAGCTTGTCGCTGGAGATCGTCTCGATATAGGCGAGCTCGCGGATCGGCGAGGACTCGTAGATCTTGGTCAGCATCCGCGACGAGATCGCCGGCGTCACCAGGAAGCCGCCATTCGGATCGTTACCGACGGACATGGTCTTGACCTGCTCGTGGTCGAAGCCCTTGTTGTCCTTTCGGAGGTAGGTCGGGAACAGGTCCTGGTACGCCTTGAACTCGTCGACATTGATCTTGTCGTCGGACAGAATCGTGCCAGCCTTGAGCTCGCCGCGCAGCGACATCATCGTGCGCTGGAAGTCGCGGGCCGACTTCATCTCGTCGCCGACGTCACCCTGACCGCCGGTCAAGCGCATCTTGTTGAGCTTTCGCTCGAACTCGTCCATCCGGTCCTTGGCCGCCTTGATCGATTCCTCTTCGATCTTCTTGACGGCGGCCTCGATGGCGGCATGCTTCTCGGCGACGCCCTTCGAAAGCACATCGACGGCGTTTTTCAGTTCGCCGTCGCCGCCCTTCTTCTGGGCCTCTTCGGCGAGCTTGCGGACATCGGAGAGGTCCTTCTCGAAAGAGGTCTTCAGGCCCTTGACGTCATCGCCAAGACCCTTCACCTCGCGCTGGACGCTGTCCAGCACTTCATTCAGTTCGGGCATCGTGCCCTCCTATACTCAGTTGGGGGAAAGCAGCCGGCGGGCGGAGCGAATGCTCTCCAGCAGGTCTGCGGCTTTCTGATCGTCCCCAGCCTCGCGCCGTGCGATCTTGGAAAGACGGCCCACGAAGTCGCGGGCAGTCTTCTTCGAGAAGCGACCGTCTGCCTCGCGCAGAAAGTCCTCGAAATCGGAAATTGAGTTGAGCGCGTCGATGTCAGCCGATTTTACCTGGCCGATCAGCGCCTTATCGTTCGATCCCCACGTCACGATGCTGACCTCACGGAGGTCGATGTCGTGCAATGTCCGTGTGGGATCCTGGGGCTTGGTGCCCATGGTGTATTTACGGGGGCGGTAGCCGATCGAGAGCCCATCGAGCTCGCCGCTTTTCAACCCTTCGTAGATCAGGGCGCCGCGATCGGTGTTGAGCGCGAAAAGTTCGCCTTCCACCTTGAGACCCTTGGAGTTCTCCTCCATCGAGGTCCACTTCCCGATGGGCAGCATGTCGTCGACCGGGCCGAAGAAGCCGCCGTGCTGCAGCAGCATCTTCGGCAGCTTGCCCCTCCCCTCCCACTCCCGAAGGCTTTTCGCAAAGGCGCCCTTTTCGATGACGTCGCCATGCGAATCGATGTTGCCGAACACGGCGCCGTAGCCCGAGAACGTGCCATCCTTTGAGCCGCCGGAGCTGAATTTGACTTCAAGGATCTCGGAAATCAGGTGTTCCATCGCCTATTCTCCGGGTGGCGTTGACGGTTTGGGCTGACTGGCAATCGGTCGGGGGAAGCCATCGTCGCCGATCGGCGTGGTGTTGACGGGCACGTAGAGCCGATCCCCGCCCTTGATCGGAGGCATCTCGTCATGGGCCCGCGCTTCGTTGGGCGTCATCCAGCCGGGATTTCCGCCACCGCCTAGCGCAACCTTTCGGTACTCGGCCTTGTCTTTCATCGCCGGCGAGAGGAATGCTTCCTCGGTGAAGACGAGATAGAGGCCGTTCTCCCATTCCTTCGGCGTGAACAGCCAGCGCTGCGCAGAGCCGGCGACCCTATCGTGCCACGGTCTCACTGTATGGACGAGATGAGCCAGAAACATCTGTTCCGACGACGCATATGTAGGCGCTTTGTCACCTGAGTAGCCGACCATGATCGGCATCACGCACATTGCACGGCAGATTTCTTCAACCTGGAATTGCCTGACATCGATATGCTGGGCGTCGACGCCGGTCATCGCCAAAGGTTCCCATTTCAGACCGCTGTCGAGAACCGCGGTGCGGAAGCGGTTCGCGAGACCGACCTGATAAGCGCCCCATTGCGCCTTCAGACGGTCTCGAGCGGCCTTGGTCAGTTCCTTTTCCGTTGTGAGAATGCCGCCTGGTTGAGCACCATTGCTGAATAGGCGAGCGTGGGCTTCCTCGGTGGCCAGAGCGAGCCCAACAGCTTCTCTGATCAGTTTGAGTGCGTCCATGCCGATGCGGCCATCCCAGGACGGACCTCGAACATGCCAGATTTCATCGGCCTCGAAGAGGGTGTAGCGACCTGGTAGAATCTGGGCGCGATACTTCAAACTGCCGTCGCTTTGAACCTCAGGCTTGCAGTCGGAGAGCGGGATCAGTTCGTCGATCCGGTTATCGACGCGGCCGATGTAGGAATAGTGATTGAACGTGAGAGCGAGATGCAGGCCGACCGTTTCTCTAAACTCGATGCCGCTCTGCCACTGGTTGGGCCGATAGTCGAAGACGCGATAGAGTGGATGATCCCGACGCTCGTTCCGTTTGGTCGAACGCGGGTCCCGCTGATAGACCTTGCAGGGCACCATGAGCGCCTCTGCGATGCGACGAGCGCAGGCAAGAATAGCAGTGCACTGGAACGCGGTGTTAGCGTTCACCGACACGCCTGATTTTGCCGGCCGACCGTCGAAGAGATCGGCCCATATCTGATCGATGGAACCGAGCCGATCTCCATTCGCCTTACGCTCGAAGCCGCCTGCGATTGCCCCAAACAGGCCGCTCATTCGGACCTCGCGGTCCCGCGAGCTGTAAGGATTGCGCCCGTAAGGATGAGAGCGCCCGCCACGATGAATCCGGCGGCGGGATGCAGCATCCACGCCCCATACGAAATGAGTGCAACACCTGACAATCCAGCCGCGTCGCGGAGCACGCCAGGGAGTCCGGCGCCGATCGCGGCCAACACATATGCGATCTTCTTCATCATGGAGATGCCTCACACTACGAGCAGGTCTTCTTCGTCGAGATAGGAGCCGTTAGCGTTCGCCGGCTCTGGATTTTTGACCATCATGGTCACGGCATCGAACAGAGCCATGGCGGGGTCGATCTTCGCGTCGCCGGCAGTTTGTTTGGTGGCCCGTATCGCCGTCGCGGTCGGCTCTATCTTGAGGTTTGCAACGCACCACGCCATCAGTGGCCCGCCGGCGTGGCGAAGCATTCCATTCGACAAACGACGCTCGGCCGTCTTGATTGCATTCATCAGCGCGTAGCCCTGCGGAACACCGACCAGCAGGCCATTGTCTTGCGTTATGTCGACTTCTGGCGAAGCAAGCGCATCGACAAATTCACCGAGTCCGGCCGGATCGACCGCTACCGACGACAGAAGTCCCGATGCCTTGACCGTGGCAATCACGTCGACGATCGAGGCTAGATCCTCAAGCGCGGTATCGACGATAGTCAGATGGCCTGACTTTTCGAAGTCCAGTAGCGTCGGCGCGATCTTCTTGCGCCGCTTCAGAACATCCCGATGGCACCAAGCGTGCGACCAGGTGAGCCACCGCTTCATTCTGACGATCGATTCCCGCCCGTTTACCACGGCGGGAGCTTCGATCTCCTCCGGCTCGCGACCAACCAGGGTTAAGCCGAAGAGATCGTCCAACCCGCCGCCGTCGACGCCGACAACGATCACCTCGCAGCGCTGAAGAAACCTATCCAGCGCCGCGAAATGGTTCAGGCTGATCAATTCCGGATCGCCCGCCCGATCCCAGTAATTCGCGCCTGGCCAGCGATTGCCGCGTTGGCGCATGCCGATCTCGACGTTGAGATGCTTGGCTAGGAAACTCTGGTAGGTATCACCTTCCTCGTCTTCGCCGCTCTGGATTTTAAGAAGCTTACGCTCCAGCCAATCCTTTCGAACCGAGCGTCCCATATTCGGATTGGTGACGTACCAGTTCTCGGGATTGAGATAGGCCTCGCTCTCAATCATTGCATCCGGAAATTCATAGAGGACGCCCAAGCTGGAGGGATCGTCGATCTTTCCGTCGCGGACGTCGCGGAAATAATCCAGCTTCTCCTTAAAAACGCCCGCGGGCGGCTCGTCCGACTGGGTGGTGATGTAGATGACGAAGCCTTCAGGCCGCGATATCAGGCCGCCGGTCGCTTCCTGGAGCATGCCGGCGGCATCCTTCTTCTTGCCGAACAGCCATAGTTCCTCGATCAGGACAAATGCGGCCTTCTTGCCGGCGGCCGTATTCGAATCGGCGCTGACGATCTTCAGGACAGCCTTTGTCAGCGTGTGGGTGATTTCCTTCGTGTTCTTGTTGACGTGAAGAAGGATAACCAGTTCCGGATCTGCTGCGACCATCGCCGCGGCCGGATTGAAGGAATTGCCCGCCACCTCCTGCGTCGGGGCCAGGATCATGAGTTCCTGGTAATGCCGCCAATTGCGGATCAACGCAGTCAGCATGATCCCAGCAGCGAGCGTCGATTTGATGTTCTTCTTGCTGATGAGCAGGAAGAACTCCTCGATTACGCGGCGAGCGCTATCTGGATCATAGGAACCGAAAACCGCCGAGACGAAATCGAATACGTATGGTTCGCAGGACTCGCCAAAAGTCGGATGACGGTGACGTCCCAGCTTCCGGTCGAATATCTGCGGCAGATCGGTGATCTGCAGGGACTTGAACACCTCCAGCGCAGCCTCGGCTTCACCGGGAAACAGCGGCTCGAAGGGAATCAAGCTCTCGCGCTTGACGATCCTGCTTTCCCAATCGATGCAAGCCGTATTGAATCGTCGCACAACAACTATCCGTCGCCGTCGACTGACAACGCCTGACCGTTGCTGGCCACCAGCCGCGGCGCAGCCGGCACCGCATATTTCCCGCCGATCGCCTGGGCGCTTTCGAGACGCTGATCTTTCTTCGAGACGTAGCCGCGCGGCGCAGGCTGATTGGCCGCCTTGTCCCTGAGGTTGCGCGCCACACGCTCCGCGCTCACCGTGTCGAGCATTCGCAGCGACGCTGACAGCGCGGCAGCATTTCCCGCCAGACCCTGCTGGATTTGTGCGGTGCGAAGCTTCGCCTTCAACCGAGCAAGGAGCGCATCCTTGTTTTTCGTCAGATGCAAATAATGTTTGCGAAGCGTTGGCACCGAGATGCCTACAGTCTTCGCCACCTCGCGATTGGTCATGCCTGACGCCAGCAACACCATGATATTTATGATGCTTTCCTCGGTCGGCTTATGCTCCGGCCTTCCGGCCTGCCGTGGCCCGGCATCATAAGGGTTGCCGAAGAGGTCAAAATCCTGATCCATGAGAAAAAAATCTCCGGATGTACCCCATGCGGTTCGGACCCCCGTCCGGCCCCAGAGATTGACCCGCCCCCCCCTATCGAGCGGCGAGCCGAACCGCGCGCGTGGCGGTGGTCTTCAGCGTGTGATGCGATCCGCAAAGGCACTGACCGTTCGACGGATCGAGAGGTGCGCCGCCGTCGCGGCGCTCGACGATATGATCTGCGAACATCCTGTGCCGCGGCGCGGCCTTCTCGCACCGCCTGCCCTTCTCGATGAATTCGCATCGGTATCCGGCGCGCGACAGAACCGCCTTGCGCCACTTCCTATGCTGTTCGGTCAAGAGCTCGGGATCAGCCCGCTTCGGCGGAGGTTTGACCGTGCGCGTGTCGATAGCGCGCAGCCCGACCTGCATCGTTTTGATCTTCGCCATTTCAGGAATGCTTCGCCGTTGCGGTGAAGCTGATCGGCCTTGCCTGATGCTTCACCTGGGGCCGATGGCGCTTCCAGCCTCGAATGAGGAGTGCGACACTTTCGGCTCGTCCTGATGCAAACGGCTAGTACGTTTTGCTGATCTGCGCAAGATCGAGGTCGACGGACACGATGCGCCCGAAGATCATCACCTCGACCTTCGCCCTGCCCTTGTCGCTGACCGTCTCGACCACGCCCGGGAACGAAGCGAACGGGCCATCGTCCACGCTCACCTTGTCGCCCGGGTTGATCTCGCGCAGCATCGCCCTGATCGCCTCCGGATCGTTCTCTACATCAGCCTGCATTTTCAATATCTTGGCATCGGGAACATGAGGCGGACGTTCAGCGCCGCCGATGACGCCGACAACGCCTTTCAGTCCCGAAAGGGCCTCCCAGCAAGGCGCGCACCACACCACTTTGACGAAGATGTAACCCGGCAGGAAAGGCACCGTCTTCTCCTTCGGGCGCTCCATTCCGTAGCGCCCACGCCGCCTCACGATGATCGTCTGCTGCGCCATCCAGTGTTCGATCCGAGCCTTTTCGAGAAGCTTTTCCACAGCAATGTCGGCTGCGCGCTCGACCTGAAGCACGTACCAGCGCGCTGCCGGACCCGACTCACCGGCCGCCGCAAGCAAGGCTCGCTGCCTGCGCGAGATCGCGATTCGCTTGTCGCTGGCCTGCCAGGCGCGATCGATGTTGATGACCTCTCCCGTGGCAGGATCGGCCCAGCAGCGTTCCGCCTCATTCAGCCGCTTCACGTCCGCCCGCATCATCTTCGCCTCGCACCGCTGCCTCGAATTCGTCAATCCGTTCCGGCCCGCCAGCCGGGAAATATGCACCGCGCGCGCCGTGCGGCGGCCACGGCCATGCCTCGTCATCGAAGCGACGTCGCCATGCCGCAAACATCTCCGTGCCTACAGGAACGAATTCGCACAGCGCGCCAACGCGGATGTCGTCTTCGGAGGGATTGGCGATGCCCGCTGATCGTTGCTCGGCATCGCGGTACATGGCGTTCACCACAGGCCATCCACCACGCCGCCGCAGATCGCGCTCGACCTTGACCCTATCCAGCGTTCCGCTCGCGATAGCTTCCGTTTCCCATGCCTTCATGGGCGGATATGCCTTCTGCCCCGTCACCAGCTGGCGATGAATCCTGCCGAACCACACCGGCCCGAATGGGGGCTCGTAGGCCGGCTTTTCCGGCTTCAGCGGTGCGGCCAAGCGTTTTTCGGCCTTATCGAGTAGCGCAGGGTCGAGCCCAGTCCATGTGCGCCCGATGAGGAAGTTCCCAACAGCGACAGGATCTTTCTTCCGCTCGGCAACGTCGAAAAGGTAGGCGTCGCGCCAGCGTTCGGCCTCCCTGCGCTCATCGATGGTCAATGCAGCGAACTGCCGGCAAATCCACGGAAACGCAGCACCGGTGTCCCAGTTCTTCCACGCCCCGGAAGCAAAACCCTTCCCGTTGCAGAACCGCATCACCCGTTTCTGGAAATCAGCCCGGTCAGGCCGATCCGCCGCATCAACGTCTGCGGGCTCTCGCCCTTCCCGCTCGCTTTCGCGCTCCTCTCTCTCCCGTTTAACAGGGGTCGTTAACATTGGTGCCCGCGCATGGGCGGGCACCCCCTGCCCATCTATGGGCGGGCACCCCTGCCCATCTATGGGCACCCCCTCGACACCAGAATCCGACATAGCAGGCGCTTCGGGCGGATCGATCACGACGCGATAGTCATGGGCGGCATCCGCTCCCGACTTGCGCTGGTTTGCACGATGTTCGAGATATCCGGCATCAACGAGACGCCCGAGCGAGCGCTGCACCGTGGCTCGACCACAGTTCAACTCCTTCGCCATCTTGACCTGACTACGGCAGCACCAGCCGAGATCGTCGGTGTGGCGGCCGAGCAGGCAGAGCACCTGCAAATCGCGCGGTTCCAGGCGCGAATCGGTCACAGCCGCAGCCGGAATGATGGAAAATCGCTGCCGGCCGCCACTCACCGCCCTGCCCTCCGCCATGCCTCGAACTCGCCGCGCAGCGCCTTCCAGCGCTCCGCCGCCTGCCCGCCGTCTTTGAGTTCCGCTCGCGAGGTGACGCCGAGCAGGCCGCGCACCTTCTGCACCACGCGCTCGACCGTCAGTGGCCGTTCCAGCCCGTGTTTCGCCTCCAGGAAGGCGCGGAAGGCCGGTTCCTCGCATTTCATCGCGCACTCGGCGGCATAGTCCTTCGGCGCGTCCTGCCGCTGCGGCTCATGCCGCTCGGGCGGTTTCAGCCGGGCAATCGCCCTATCGACGAGGCCGAGCAGGAACTGCACGTTCTCCGGCGCATCTACCACGAAGGCGATTTCCGCCTCGCTGGCGCCGGCATCGAAGCGCAGCACCGGCGACAACTCGCCCAGCGGCCCCAGCGCCTCGACGAAGCAGCCGGCATCGACCGGGTTGCCGTCATGGACGCGCGACCAGGAAGCCGGCGCGATGGCGTGCAGCTGATCGCGGACGCGGGCGAGACGGGCGGATTCCGAGATCATTCCGCCGCCTCCCGCCATGCCGCCAGGTGGCTGCAGTTCGCCGCCACGAGCGCGGCGGCCATGGGCGGAGAGACGCTGTTGCCACAGCACGATATCTGCGCGTCTTTCGGCAGCGGCCTTCCGTTGAATTCGAGATCGATGATGTAGCCCGGCGGGAAGCCTTGGGCCGAGAACAGCTCGCGCGGCGTGAGCATGCGCATGCCGATGTCGACGATGGTGAAGGTCTCGCCGTCGATCTCGACGGTGACGAACTCGCGCTCGTCCCAGAAGCCGTGCTCGCGCATGAAGACGGCGACCTCGCGGGCGCGCGCGATCTGCGCTTCGGAAAGCTCCTCCGGCACGAGTTCGCCCTCGACATAGCCGAAGCGGTCCTTCACCGTGACGGTATGGGCCGGCTCGTCGAGGCGCGCGCCGTCACCCGTCCCGTAGTATTTCGACATGAACGGAGCGACGACCGTCATCCCGGCGCCGCCCGCCGTCACAGTATGCGCGGGCTTGTCCGCCTCGTTGAACGGCTTGCCCGCATTGCGCATGGTCATCAGGTGCGGCGCGACCAGCATGGACTTGTTGACGCCCGCCGTCGCCGTATGCGTCGGCTCGTCCACGCCGTGGCCGGTCGACGTGCCGAACTGGCGCGAGACGAAGGCTGAAATCACGCCCTGCTGCGGATTTGCCGTGATCGTCGAAAGCGGCTCGTCGGCCGGTCGACCGGGGTTGACCCCGCCCTCGCGCCGACTGTCGTTATTGTGCTGTGCAAGGAAGGCGGCTGTGACGCAGACATCGGCTTTGGCCGTCATGGTCGCGGCGGGCTCGTCGCCGCTACGCGGGCGGCTCTGCCCTGCCCGGCCGCCGCAGCCGACGAGGGTCGGCACGGCGAGCGCATGCTTTACGCCGCCTGCAACGACTGTGCCGAGCGGCGCCTCTATGTCGAGCGAGCGTGGCGCCTGCCCTTCCCGTTCGCCATAGCCAGTCTGTACCAGCGTCGGCGCAATCAGCGCGTTCTGGTCTTTCGCGCTGGCGGTGATCGTGTGGTGCGGATCCTCGGCGCTGCGGTTGCCTCCGCCCTGCTGGCCATAGGTCAGCACCGGAGCTATGACGCCGAGCGGAGCCGCACCACCGGGCTTTTTATGGTAGCTGTTGGCGGTGACGGTATGCAGCGGTTCGTCGACGGCGTGGCCGGTAGAGCCGGTCTGGAATTTGACGATAGACGGGGCGATGATTGCCTTTTCGCCGCGGTGAGCGGCCGTAATCGTATTGAATGGCTGATCGACCGGTTCGATTCTCACGCCGTGTGTCAGGTTGACCAAGAACAGCTTTTTGGCTCGCAGGACATACCGATCGACCCCTCGGGCGATACGGCTCTGTGTCGCGGCAGCAGTCGGGCGGACGGCGCGGAGGCCGAACTTCTCCCAGATTTCCTCTTTCGTGTCGAAGATCGACGGACATGGCTGCGTCCAGTCGATCACTTCTGCCGCTGTCCGCCACGGCAATTTGCGACTGGCCATCACCTCCGGATCATCGGGCTTTCCATGCGTCGGCTTCGGCCATACGATCGGTCGACCGTCGCACCGGGCGATCAGGAACAGGCGCTTGCGGATGGTCGGCGCACCGTAGTCGCAGGCGCGCAGTTCACGATGCTCCAGCTTGTACCCGAGCTTGCGCAACTGCTTCGCCCATTTGGCGAAGGTCGCGCCGCGCTTGTCGGGATCGGGCATCAGCACGAGTTTGTCGCCGCGTTTCTCCTCGCGCAGCGGACCCCAGTCGCGGAACTCCTCGACGTTTTCCAGCAGGATGACGTCGGGCCGCACGCGCTCGGCCCACAGCACCACCACCCATGCCAGGTCGCGGATGTTGCGTTCCACCGGCTTGCCGCCCTTGGCCTTCGAGAAGTGCTTGCAGTCCGGCGAGAACCACGCCAGCCCGACGTGACGGCCCTTCACGTAGTCGAGCGGATCGACATGCCAGACGTTTTCCGACAGGTGCAGCGTGTCCGGATGATTGGCGGCATGGAGCGCCAGCGCCGCCGGATTGTGGTTGATGGCGATGTCGGGAGAGCGGCCAAGCGCCATCTCTATGCCGGTCGACGCACCGCCACCGCCGGCGAAGCTGTCGCAGATCATGGGCAAGTCGCTGGCGGAAGCGTCGCGATAGGCTTCCAGATCGAGCAGGTTCATCGTCCCCCCTTCGGCATCCGGCCATGCCTGCGCATGACCTCGCCAAGATTTGCCGCCGCCTTGACCAGCCGGCCATGAGCGGTCGCCTCCGGCGCGCCGCTGAAGCGCGCCGAAACGAACTGGTCGTATGCGCGTGCGACCGCTCGGCCGGCCTCGTTGATCTCGCGATCAATCTCGTCCTGCTCGGCTTTTCGCTCGGCGGCGGCATGCTGGCGGATTTCCTCCAACAGCAGTTCGCGTACGAGCGGCGTCAGCGCACGGGTGAGACCGTCGATCTTGCCGGACAGCGCCGTCATGATGCCCCCTCCCCGTTGGCGAAGGCCGCGAAAGCCGTTCGGTAGCTGTCGAAATCGTCTGCCAGCACGGCGGGAATCCGGCCCTGCCTGTCGCGCGTGGCGCGCATCAGTGTCACCCGGCGCAGCACGTATTCGGCCCCGGCATGGAAGCCGGCGCGCTGGCAGGCATCGCCGATGGTGCCGGCGAACTTCAAAAGCAGGGAATCCGGCATGACGAGCAGCAGGCGCGCTCGCGCCTGGTCGCCGTCTGCATCGTGCAACTGCCGGATGATGGGGATCATGGCGTCCATCAGGAACCTACTGTTTCAGTGGTGGTCACGTGAAACACACGTGCGCGGCGCGCCGTCGGGCGCGGGCGTTTGCGCGGTTTCGGTGCATTGAGGGGCGGAAGGTAGAAGGCGTCGGGATCGAGCCCGGCCCAGCCGCAGATCGCCCGGACCTTCGGATAGGCAAGCTGCTGCGAGGCCATCACGCGCGAGAGGTCGGACGAAGTGACGCCCATCTCTTCGGCGAGCGCGCGCCAACCCCGACCGTCATATTCCAGCATCGGCCGCAAGCGACGCGCCAGCGCCCGCATGTCGAAGTCGGCGAGATGACCGGCCCGTGGCCGCTGCTCCCGCCGCGCCAGTTCCTCGGCGCGATCGTCCATGGCCATGCGCTTTTCCAGCGCCCTACGCAGGCGGGCCATGGCGCGCAGGATGGAGGGATCGGACGTCATTCCGCCGCCTCCATCGTGTCGTTCAGTCCCATGAGGCCGAACATCGAAGGCACAGCGATCTTCCGCTCAGCCGCCTGGCAGTAGCGCAGGCCGTCGGCGAAATAGGTTTCCGACAGTTCGGACGCCTGCCCGCGGCGCCCTTTGAGGATCGCGCGGTACGGAACCGTCATCAGGCCACCGAACGGATCGTAGATGATGTCGCCGCGGCTTGAATATCGGTCGATCAACCTATCGACGATATCGAACTGAAGCGGGCAGACATGCTTTTCGAGGTTCTTCTGCGCCTGCTCGCCGTTCAATGTCCGCATGCGAACCACGTCGTGCCATACGTCCGGATCGCCGGACGCGGCGTCGAGCAGCATGAATGTTTTCGGCAGCGCCTTCTTCGCCGCAAGCTCCTCGGCCAGCTTTAGGTGCTGCTCGAAATCGTAGATTTTTGCCTCGCAGAGCTCATGAAACAGCTTACGCACGGCCTGAGGGCCGAGCTGAATGATCTCGTCAAGCGTCAGCAGCCTGTCGCCCGAAGAAAGCCAGAAAGCGTGCGCGTCAAGCTGCCAGCGCGCCAGCGTATAGCCGCTGCCAGGAACCTGCGGTCGGCGATCGCCGTCGCTCCAGCGCACGAGGTCGCCGTCTTCGGCATAGACAAGCGGCTTGTCGTGGATCACCGGCCGGTCGGCATAGCCTCTGGATTGATCGCTCTGCGGTTTGCGGAACAGCAGGATGTATTCCGGACAGCCGACGCCCATCTTCGTGGCGTCCTTCATCATCTCGGAATAGGACAGACGATAGGTCTGGTTGTTCTCGCGCACGACGTCGGTGACGACGGTGATCATGCCGAAATACTGAAACCCGTGCTTCAGGTAGTGCATGATCCCTTCGGCATGAAAGGGCGAGACGGTCGGCACGCCCTCGCCCGTCACGTTGCCGAACAGGATCCTGTCCTTGACGTGGATACAGGCGAGCCGGCCGGGTTCGAGAATGCGCAGCAGCTCCGGCGTCAGGAAATCCATCTGACGCCAGAAGTGGCCGTTGTCGTCGGTGTGGCCGAAGTCGTTGTAGCTGGCCGTATACTCGTAATGGTTTGAGAACGGAATCGAGGTGACGATCTGGCCGATGCTGTTGGGAGCGGTTCGCCGCGCCTCCTCGACGGCATCGTTGTTGGCGATGATGAAGTTCTCGCCCCGCTCCTCTCGGCGGATGATGCCGATGGAGCGCTGCAGCACATCGTCAACCGGCAGGCCGTCCAATCCGTACCTGCGGATGATCTCGGCCATGCGGGCCATCATCCGGTCATGCTCGGCCCATTTTCCTTCGAGGTTGCGGCGCACCTCGCGCTCGGCCTCGGAATAGATGATGTCGATGCGACAGGCCTGCTTCTGTCCGAAGCGGACGATGCGGTGATAGGCCTGGATGAAGTCATGGAACTTGAAGCCGATGCCGACGAAGATCGCCCAATGGCAATGCTTCTGGAAATTGCAGCCGGCACCGGACATTTCCGGTTTGGTGGCGAGGTCGCGAAAACGCCCCTCCTTGAAGCCGATGGCGTTTCGCTCATTGGTGTCCAAGTCCTGCGAGCCGTAGATGGAGCGGACGCCCGGCACCGCCGTCTCGATGGCGCGACGCTCATCCTCGAGGTCGTGCCATAGGATCCTGTGTGCCTCTGGATCGGATGCGATCAGGTCCTGCATCATGGCGATGCGCGCCGGCAGGCTGTCGCGCTTGGCGGCCGACGCCTGGCCGACGCCGAGCGCGGCGTTACGCAGCAACAGGCCCTGCCCGTCGCGGTCGACGCCGGCGGCGGAATGATCGGTCGGCACCTCGTGCCACGTCACCGTCACCGGCGGCAGCACATAGCCCGTATCGTCGAAACCGAGATCGGCCGGGCTTTGCAGGAAGACGGCCCATGAATGGACCCACAGCCAGAATTCGTCTTCCTTGTGCGGAAAGAGCGTCAGTTCGCCGGCCTTTTCCGAATTGCGCTGGAAGAACCGCGTCAGCGCCTGGCCTGTGTCCATCACGCCGAGGAAGCCGGCATAGTGGATGAGTTCCTTGGTGCGGTTCGGCGACGGCGTCGCGGTGGCGACGAACTTGAACTCGACATCATGGAACAGCGGCAGGAACGTCTGGAAGGTTTTCGTGCCGTAGCCGCGCAGCACGGCCGCCTCGTCGAGCGAGACGGCGCGGAAGCGCGAGACGGTGATCTTGCCCTCGCGCACGCTCTCGTAGTTGGTGACGTAGACGACGTCGCCGTCTCGCTCCGGATCGATCTGGCTGTCGCGCTGGACGAATTTCAGGCGGACCGCGAACGATCCGGTAAACCATTCTTCGGCATCGGCGAAGAATTCCTGCCGCACGCCGAGCGGGATGACGATCAGGCGCAGTCCCGGCCGGTGGACACCGATCAGACGCATGATCTCCAGTTGCATTGCGGTCTTGTGTAGGCCGAAGGATGCGAAGATGGCGCGCTGTCCGCCGCGCAGCGCCCACGGCACGATCGCGCGGCAGTGCGGCGCCAGCGCCGGATTGATCTCGACGGCGTCGACCTGGAAGCCGCCCGTCTCGGCAACGCGCATCTTGGCCGACAGGAAATCGCGATAGGTGTCGCTATGGACAAGCGGCGCATTCATGCCGGCACCGCCTCGGGCGCTTCCAGCCCCCATGCATCCCAGCCCGGCCGCGCGCGGCGGGCATTCAGTTCAACCTTTGGCGTGTTCGGCCAATTGGCGTCGATCCATGCCAGGAAGTCTTCCGGCTTGGTCGAATGATCGGTGGCGTCGGCGGCGTGCGCGATGCCGTCGAAATCGCTCTTGAGCTGCGCCCCTTGAGCGGGTGCGACGGGATTGCCGCGCGTCGCGACCAGCAGCAGCTCGTGCTTGCCGCGGTTCCAGTAGCCGCCGGCCATCTTCTGCTTGATCCAGCAGAAATTCGTCACGTATCGGGCGTGCGCCTTGTTCGGCGAGAGGAAACCTGTGGAGGCGTCGCGCTCGATCCATGCAAAGCCCCATGCGTCGAGAACGCAGATGGCTTCGATGAGCATCGGAGCCGTCGCCCAAAGGAACAGCACGCAGTCCTTTGCGGCGAGCGCGCCGATGTCGCGCCGCATGATGGTCAGCAGGTCGGAGGTCGGATAATGGTTGTCAGCCGCCCGGTCCATGCCGGTCTCGGCGGAATAGGGCTCGAACCGCCATTCAGGATCGGCGACAATGACGCCGTATTTCTTCTCCGGCAGCGCAACCTGGCGTGCGCCGAGCTCGACTTCGCGGGCCTGCCGGCGCTCTTTCTTAATCGCCTGCTCGTCGGCACGGATGGATTTGATCGCCGGCTGGATGGCGCGCTTCAGCGCCGCGCGCGTCGGCTCGTCGCCTTCGGCGAGCAGCTGGTCGAGCGCCTCGCGCACGATTCCGGGCCGCGCAGCTATGGCGTCGCGCAACTGCCGCGATTCATGGATGTCCTTCCGGTCGAGGCCGATATCGGCAGCAGTTGCTGGGCGTTCTCCTGTGGAACGCCCACGGCTGCCGTCCTTCGCGGTCGCGAGTTCCCCCCGCTCCTGCGCGGCGTCGTATTCGTCGGCAAGCCGGCGCTTGGCAGCCGCCTCGATTTCCAGTGCATCCGCCTGGGCACGATGCGTGGCCGCGACCACGTCGTCATGTGCGCGCTTCGCCTTCTGGATGCGTGCCGCGCGTTTGGCGGCGTCGTAGGCCAGCCCCGCCTTGTCGCGCGCATCCAGCACCGCCGCTGCCGTCGTGGCACCGGCAAGAGCACGGGCTGCGCTGGAGATCATCGCAGGCAGGCTCGAGGCCGGCGACGCATTCACGTCGCCGGCCACCGCGCTTTCATCGGACATGCGTGCGGCGGGCATGCTTCCACCGGGAGTTCGTTTACCGGCCGATTCTTGTGCGCAAACGCCGGACATCAGGCCTCCGGCGCGCCTTCGAAGGACGGAAGTTCCGTCGCCAGCGCCGCCGCCTCGAGGTCACGCTCCACCTGCTCGCGCAGGAAGAACTCCCAGCGGTAGAGCTGGTAGAACCACTTGATGTCACCGGACACGATGCGATAGCGCAGCCGGGCCGGGATGCGCACGGCGTCGCCGTCGACGAAGGCGGGCACCGAAACCATGAAGATGCCGGGAATGACGACGGCGTCCCCCTTGGCGTCCTGATGTTCCTCCTTGAACTCGACCGTGCGCTCGCCGGTCTGGAGGCGGATGCCGTTCTTGACGCGGGCCGCGACATGAACTTCCAGATGACGCGACAGCGCAACCACTTCCGACGGCGTCGCCATCTTCTCGTTGAACAGCCGCTCGTATTCGCTGAGCTCGCCGTCCATCGGCGAGGCGAGCTCGGCGGCATGCTCTTCGAGGAACGCGGCGAAGACGTCCTGCAGCATGGGCTTGGCGTTCATCTCCACCCATGTCTTGAATTCTTCCGTCAGCGGGAAGGTGTAGACGACACGGTGCTGGCGGTTGCGCGCCGCTCCGGTGGCATCATCATAATCGATGACGGCCGTCAGCTTCGGATCGGGCCAGATGCAGCGTCCGAACAGCGCCGAGCGATCATCCTTGTGGCGGTTGACCAGGCTGATGAAGCTTTCCAGCGTGTCGGCCGTGGCCGTACCCTTGCGGCGCGCCGGCATCAGCCGGTTCTCCTCCAGAAGCGAACGCACCGAGCGGAACGTCTGCTCCTTGCGATCGAAGGCCACCGGCACCGAAGCCGGCAGGCCGTCGCCGAGGCCGGACGTGGTGATGTTGAGGATCGTCGGCGACGCCGCCGCGGTTGCGAGCGCGTTGACGACGTCGATGGCGTGGGAATCGAGAGGCACTTGCTGCTTGTCGGCCATGGCCGTTTCCTTTCAGGGCTGGGGGAAGCTGATCAGGCCGTTTCGGCCTGCTCGGAATCGTCCTCGACGCGGCCGGTGCTGCGCGGCGGGAACATGTCGATCTGGTTCGGATGCTCGACCGAGAGCTGCCCGTCGATCGCCCAGAACGGCGTCTTCATGAACTTGACGGTGTCCGGCAGCTTCGACTTGGCGTCGGCCTTGATGTCGATGCGGCCGAGCTCGTATTCGAGCGTGATCTTGACGGTGATCTCGGCCTTGCACTTGTCGGCCGGCGACTGTTCGAGCGCGTCGATCGCCTCGTTCATCAGCTGGTCGCAGTGGCGAGAGAAATCCCCGCGCGACAAGAGACCCATCATTTCACGGAAGGTGCGCAGCACGCGGCTCATGGGAGTGTCCTTTCAGGTTGGAGAGGCGCGCGCAGCCGGATCTGGCGCGTGTCATAGATGTGGACGAGATTGAGGAATTCCGGATGGACCGCCTTCACGTCGGCGCGCCATTCGCCCGGTTCGATCTGGTAAAGGGCGACGATCTCACCCCAGAAGCGGGCGCGGCCACCGACCTTTTCCACAGTGTCGCCGACCTTGAATGCCATGGCATCGCCGCCCATCACGACACCTTCCCGATCTCGCGCTCGATGCGCTTGGCGAGCCGCTCAAGCGGTTCGATCCGCTCCGCGATCCTGCGCGCTTCTTCCAGCTGCGCCGTACAGGAGCGATGCAGATTCTTCAGGTCGGCGATGACGGGCGCGGCCTGTTCGAGGAATTCGTCGAACTCGGCGTTCGAGCCTTCCGGACCGAACAGGTCTTCCCGCACCTGACTGACCCATGCGCGCGGCACGCCGAGATCGCGCGCAACGGCGGAATCGGTCCAGGGCGGCGAATAGCCTGTCTTGTCGGACAGGTAGAGTTCGTCGATCTTGGCGAAGATGATACGGCGGTCCTCGCGGCTCATCTCGCGCGGCGTGTCGGCCGCCATGGTCTTGTCGGGCATCGGAGAGACCGTCTTTGCTGTCTGACGCTGCTGGCAATCCGGACAGCGGTCGTGGCGCGCTCCGTTGCCGACCTCCCATCCGTGCGCGCGGAACCATCGGGCAGCATGCTCCATGGAGATCGACCGGCCCGTACTGGCGAATTTCGCCGTCACGTTGCAGGTCGCGCATTCGATCTGCGCGGCCTGCCGCACCTGGCCCTCGCGTTCGACCTTGACGATGGGGAAGCTGCGGGAACTCACGACACACCCCTTCGTCCAGCTTCGCGCAGCGCATGCAGAATCCGCTCGACCCTCGCTTCCGGCATGCCGGTCGCCTTGGCGATGGCCGCCGTGTCGCCCTGCCCCGCGCAGGCGAAGACAAGCCGAACCTGCTGATCCAGTTCGGCATCCGTGACCGGATCGCCGCGTTCCTGGCCGATGCGCGCGGCGAAGGCGGCTTCGAACAGCAGATGCGCATAGCCGGTGGCGGAATAGCCGCGCTGCCTGGCCATCTGCCCGAGCCGCTGGTAGGCCTTGCCTGTCACTCGCAGCGTGATCGTCATCGGCGCCGCAGCCATCAGCGTGCCGCCTTTGCGAGAACGCGAAGCGCGGCGCGCTCGCCTTCGGTGCCGCGGCCGACGACGACAAGGCGATGGTGGCGGCAATACATTCCGCCGGATGCACCCGGCATCCATTCGCCGGGAGCGATCTCGACGGCGCAGAAGCGCGTGGCCGCGCCCTCCCCGCGCAGCGGGAACCGGCATTCATGGCTGGAAAGATCGGCGAGCACCCGGCCGAGGCTGTTGCAGCCCGGCGCCAGCGGCGCATCCTGTCCGGCAAGCGCGGCTGCGAGCGTGCGCATCAGCCGACCACCTTCAGCCCACCGGCCGCGCGACCACCGGCGAGGATCTTGCGGTATTCGGAAACCGCATCGTTGACCTTGGAGAGCGCGCGGTCGATCTGCGCGCTTTCGGCCGGCGTGATCTGGCCGTCGGCGAACGCCAGGGCGCCTTCGGTCATCAACTCGCCCATGCGAACGACGGCTTCGGCGTGCGCGCTCATCACGCAGCCGTTGGCGGCAACGGATTCCGTTTCGGTGAAGCGGCGGCCACGGGCAGCGGCGATTGCCGTGCTGACGTCGTAGCGGCACGTCTCCTCCTCCAGCGCGAACACTGCCTCCAACGGCATCAGTTCGGGGCTTTCGCCGTTGGCCCAGCGACCGACGGTCGACTTGCCGTAGGAACAGACGGCGGCGGCGCGCTCGATGCCGCCGGCTGCCGCGATCAGATCGCGCTGCGCGGCCTTGAGCATGAAATGGCGGGCATTGGCGTTGGGAACCATGGCGGCGGCGCTCCTCGAATGCGCAAAAGCTTTCCCGCGCCGGGAAAACCCGGCGTCGTTTCCCGTGGCGGGAATGTAAGGTTTGATTCAGTGTGCGGGCGTCAGATCACGTCGGAGGCCCGCAGATTGATGCGCTCATGGTCCGCCACCTCGAAAACGGTTCGCAGCGCGCCGCGCGAAGTCCGGCAGTTCCGCCAGGTCGACCTCGTGCGCGTCGCGCATGATCAGGGAATGGATGCCGATGGCCTCGGCGGCGCCCGCGATCAGCAGCGCCAGGACATCGCCGGCCGGCTTGCCCTCATGGGCGGCGACCAGCGACAGGATGAAGGCCGAAGCCTCGGAAAGGGTGATGACGGACGCTGCTCCACCAGAGGCTTCAACATCCCGTCCGTCATCTTCGCCAGTGAAGCCGGGCAGCGCGGACCGCTGGCGATCAGCCGCATCGTCGCCCCTACTCACCTCTCCCGCCGTCGGGGCGCCTGTCGCGGCGCCGGTCCGACCGTTGTCCTCGGAGGTTTTCGCTCGGGATTGAATGACCGCACCGGCCTGGGCGGGGGGCTTGGGTTGATCGGCCGGTGCGGTCTCTCGCGCAGCGCTCCCAACGCCGCCCGCGCGAAGACTGGTTGCAGGAGCCGGACTCGCACCGGCGGTCTCCTGGGTATGAACCAGGCGAGATGCTGCTTCTCCATCCTGCAGGAAAGGGACATCCGCGCCGGATGCGTGCGGGAGAACATCCGGCGCGGTCTCGAGCGCGGCCCCGGCAACAAGGGACGTGCGGGAGATGACTGCCGCGCCGGACGCGTGACCGGTCGGCGCGGCTTCGCGGTCAGGCGCTTGGGCAGCCGTCGCGAAACATGGACGCGGCACGAGCCGCTTGTGGAAGGAAGACGGCGCGAGGCTGTTCATTCGGCTGCCTCACTCGGACGATTTTGATTGCGCTCGGCGATGAAGGCCCTGACACGCTCCGCCGTAACTAGCGTGACGGTCTTCCCCTTCTCAAGCCGGTCGACAAGCTCCGAATTCCCGCAAGACGCCTTACCGAAATACGTCGGACCCATGCCCGACGCAGCAAGGAACTCACGGATGTCTGAAAGCAAATCGCTAGCCATGCGGCGCAACGTATCCTCTAAAGCGGATATGTCAAGCATCCTCTATGAAGGACGTGCGCCAGTATCCGAAATAGCGGATATTCCGGCCATGAAAGATGAAGGTTGGAAGAAGCGTCTGGCTGACGGAATCGAGGCCAAAGGCCTGTCGCAGCGCGAAGTGTCACTCGCTGCCGGCAAAGGCCCAGGCTACGTCAATTCGCTCTTGAACGAAGGGAAAGACCCTACCATTAACAATCTTCTGGTTGTCTGCAAAGCTGCCGGTCTCAGCCTGTATTCCGTCCTTTATGGGATCGAGATGAGTCGCGAGACGGAGGAGATTGTTCGGAAGCTTGAGACGTCATCAGAAGCGAAGCGGCGCGGCCTCCTCCAAATCCTTCAGGATGAAGATGGCGCCGAAGGGCCCTCTGTTTAGCAGCAGGTCCAAGGCGCGACATAAGCGCAAGAAATTCCGATACTCGCATAAAACCCTCCCAGCCGGCCGCTGTTGCAACCGGCAAAACCAAACTCCTAAATATGAAACGCATCCCCCGATGCGACTAGTGAGTATTTCAATGCTTGTTTCAGCTGCGGCACTGCTCTGGCGCCAAGCCGGGGGTTAGCAATCCGTCACGAGTACGGACCGATGGTTTTTAGCCTGAGCCTGGACATGACACATCGCCCCCGGCCGAAAGCCAGGTTTGATGCGCGACGCCAGTCGCCGCATCGGTTCAGCACTTTGGGTAGCGCCTACTCGTGATCCGGGTTGCTAAGCCCACCCGAAAATGGACTGGTTTACACTCACTGGCAATCGATGAGGGGCGTCACCGCTAATCATCCGTAAAGCGACCGTCGTTCCGGATATCCTTTTTAGCGGATATCTGTCTTGACATATCCTCTATTGCGGATATTTTCACATCCATCGCAATCACGCGGTGGAGCAAGCCTGTGGCCGAGAGCCCCGACAACGATCACTACCCGGCCACGAAGATCGACGACATGCTCGTCGTCACGATCCGGATCAGGGTCGCGGCCGTTCCGACTTTCCATAAACGGGAAGCGAATGGAGGGGGGTACACCCTCGACAATATGCTGGCTCGCGAAGTGTGCGAGCAGGAAATGGAAATCAACCTCGGCGCCGATGAAGACCTGATCGACGTTCTCGGCGAGATGATGGAAGCCACACAAGCGGAACGGCTGTACGGGTGGATGGCACAGTTCCGCGCCGGCCTTGCACTGGATGCTGATGAGATCGCTCCGGAAAGCGAGGCCCACCTTTACCCGTCGCCTGATCTATCGGCTATTTCTTCCGCGCAGCAAGCAGCGAGCCGAGCCGATCGCGGGAATCCCCGGCGAGCCGGAGGAGATCTTCGGCAAGGCCGAGCGCCTGATGGGGGAGCATCGTCAGCCAAAGTTCGTGATGTGGCCCGAAAAGCAGATCGCCGTCTGTCACGTAGTCCAGCCGAACTTGAGGCAACCCCTCAGGCGAAAGCTCGCAGCGGTAAGACGCAAGCTGGGGGCGCGTGATGGTTGTCTTTGCTTTCTTCGCCATTGGAAATCCCTCGGATCGTGCGCGCCGTCAATCCCGCCCGAGCGCGTTGAGGCGTTCGGCCGCTGCACGGATCGGCGACATCCGATCCTCGGAATGCTCATCCAAAGCAACCATCCGCTGCTCGATGCGCAGCAGCGAGTCGATGGCCGCGCCCGCCTGGCGGGACAATTCCCCAATGGCGAAAGTCAACGCGCCGCCGATCAGAAACATGAAGCTCGCAAGCTCTTGCGTGATCGTCGGTGCCGCCGCCAGTCCCATTGCCCCGAAAAGCATCTCGATGGCACCGGCAGCGAAAAACAATACGAACATGGTGAGCCCTCCCCTTTGCCATCTTGGCACATTCATTCGGGTGCGCAAGTCGCGCACCTTCGGCATCTGAGGCGCGACTATGCTGACCGCAGCAATCCACCTCACCTTCTCCGATCCCGGCGATTTCGTCGCCGAGAGCCGGGCTGTCGCCGCTCTTGAGGATTGCGGCTTCTCTGTCGGTCGCATGCAGGCCCACGCTCCGCGTGGAATCCTGTTCGGCGTCTATGACATCCAGAAGTGGAAGAATCTGAACGGCGAGCATCGCCGGGCACTGCATGGCGTGATGAACGGCGACTATCGCAATGGGCCGGTCACCGTCGAGATATTCGACAGCGCGCCCGAGAGGGGCGTCGCTGCGCTTCGTAAATGGGAGGCGCTGTCGTGAGCCTTGGGTCAGCCCGCCTTTCCTGGCAGCTCGCAGAGTTTCCGATAGGTGTATCCCTCGAAGGACACCCAGTTCTGCAAGAGCCGATGCAGCAACGGGATATGCAGGCGTTCCTGCTGATCCATTTCCATGGCCCCTATTGCGTCGTTGTAGGCCTTTGCGTCGACGGCGCGCATGACCGGCGGCTCATCCCCGGCGATGCGGACCATGCGGCTATACCATGCGGCGCACTGATCCGCCGTGGGCTCGGTGACCTCCTCGATATCCGCCAGCAAATTGTAGTAGTCGCGCTGGAGCGTTCGGTGTTCACGAGCCGAGCCGGCGGGGTCGAACACCAATTGTATCGCGCCGAGGAGAGCAGCGAACGCCCCTGCAAGAAACTGCGGCCAACCGAGGTAGCCGAGAACACCGCCCATTGCCGAGGCGCCGGCGACAATCACTCCGAAGTTGAGCCAACGCGTCCGACGCTCGAACTTGAGACGTTGGGCGGTGTGATAGAGCGCATTGCGCAGAACGTTGAAGCGGATGTTCTCGGTGGCGCTCATCTTTATTTTCCTTTCTGCGGCGGCGGTGGTGGAGGCGGCGCCGGCTGCCTTGGACCGATGCTCCCTTCCTTGTCTCCGGAGGTGCGGGGCTGCCTGATCCCTAGCGATCTTTCCTCGTACTCGTATTCGTTCGACATGATATTCATCTCCTCTTGTCTTTGCCTTGAGGGGTTGACAGGGGCCGGGTCGCGTTGCTGCGCGACTCGGCTCCGCTCATCAGTGCACGGCGCGTTGATTCGTGAACGGCGAAATCGACCTGCGCTTCGCGCCGGCGGCGGTTTTACCCGCGATCCACAGGCCGGGAGCGCATGATGGCCTCCCGCAAGCGCTTCACCCGCAAGGACCGCGAGCGCATCCTCGATGCGAATGACCATCGCTGTCATATCTGCAAGGGCAGGATCGCGGACGATCAGGCATGGGAGATCGAGCACGTCATTCCGTGGAAGCTGACGCGCGACGATGGCGACAACAACCTTCGCCCAGCCCACAAGAAATGCCACTCGCGCAAGACGCACAAGTTCGACCGCCCCGCGATCAGCAAGGCCGAGCGCATGCGCGCCAAGCATCGCGGCTGCTGGCCGAGGCCGGCCGGCAACGCCCGTCTCGGCTCCCGCCCTTTCCAGTCAACCCGGTTCATCTCGCATCCGCGCCGCTAAACGAGCGCCACGCATCAACCCGAAAGGAGATTTCAATGGCAACCGCCCCTTCCTCCGCCTCCACCATCCAGCGTTCCGATCCCGGCGCATCGATCTTCGCCGTTACCGGCGCTTCCTCTGTCGCCATTCGCGCCGGCACCACCATCGGCGCCGTCGACTTCATGGAAGACACGCCGCTTGCCCTCCCCGAACTGACGGCCGGTACGGACTATGCCGTGCGCCTCGTCGACGGCTCGCCCGTCATCGGGAATTGCTCGGACGGCGTGCCGACGGATGCCGTCGGCGGTTTCCATTTCGCACCGGGCGGCAATGCCGCCGCGGCGGCCGGGGGCGACACCGTTGCAGCCATCAATCCCTTTTCCTGCTGGGATGCAGGTTTCCGGCCGGCCTGCCCCGATCCGCGCGGCATGGCGCTGATCGACCGCCACGGCGCGCGCTTCTGGTGCGATATCTATCTGCTCGGCGTCGATCATCTGACGGCAGGCACGTCGCGCTTTGGCCAGACGATCGCCGACGGGAAGTCGCTGCCGCAGGCGACGGACGGCAAGGGGCGGACCAAAAAGCTCGACTATGCCGCCGCCGCCTCGATCTACGCCCACCACGGCAAGCGGTTGCTGACCGTCGAGGAATTCTTCGCGGCAGCCTACGGCGTGAGCGAGCGCACCGCCGCCGACAACGATCCGGACAGGACCGGGCTCGATGCGCCGCGCACCAGCCGCTTCGGCCTGATGCAGGCGACCGGAAACATGTGGGTGTGGGGCAACGACGGCCACCCCGACATCCCGCGTGCCTCCATCTTCGGCGGCAGCTGGTGGGACGGCGGCAACGCCGGTTCCCGCTACGCGAGCCTGGACGGCTGGGCCGGGAACTCGCTCGGGGGCATCTCGGCGCGCGGGGCCTGCGACCACCTGAGCCCTGCATAGCCTGCGCGAAAGCGCAGGCGCCTCCCCCTCTCCCATAAACAGACCGCGCCGGATCGGCGCCCGCAGGACAGGAGTCCGACATGGAGACATTCAAGGATATTCTCGCCGGTTTGGCGATGACGGCCTTCATGCTGTCCGCCGTCATCTGGCTGGGTGTGCTCGCATGATCGCCCAGCGCAACCCGCAGCCCTACGGCGCCGAGCTGATCGACGGCCTCGACCCCGTCTATGGCGACGTCACGATCCCGCCCGGCAACCGCACGGTGCGCGTCTGCGCCGGCTGGCCCGAATGCAATTGCGACGGCGATTGCGAAACCATCGTGCTCGGGCCGACGCCGGCCGAGCGCCGCGTCCTGTTCGTCCTCCTCATCGTCGTGGCGGCAGTCGGATGCGGCCTCATCTGGATTGGGCTGCGGTGATGGCCTCCGACCGAGACATCATTCGCGCCATCGCTGAACTGCTCGACCAGGAGCTGTTCGGCATCAGCATGCTGATCGCCGATACCGTCTGCTATGGCGGCCGTCTCGAAGAAGAAAAACGGCACGAGCGCAGCCTTGAGAAAATCAAGGCTCTCATCCCTGCCAGCCTGCAAGCCGAATTCGAATTGGACAGGCGACGCGCCAAGGCCGCGTCCCTTCGCGCGCAAGCCGATGCGCTGCTGGCGGTCGACGCCGCCGCATCTCCCCAACAGATGAAAGGGTCCGGCTGATGTCGACTTTCCACCACTACCGCCGTGCCGTCGACTCAATCGGCGCCCTGCAGGTCGCAATCGAGGAAGCCGACCGGGAACTGGCCGATCTGGACCGCGAGATTTCCCGACTGTCGGCGCGGCGTGAAGACGTACTGCGCGAACGCGCGGCCCTGACCGCAGGCGCAGCCAACATCGGCCAGCGTGTCGGCCTCATGTCCTTCCGCCAGGCGGCGGAATAGCTCCCCACAATCTCAAAACGGAGAACCAGCATGGATATCGCCACACAAGCCCGCTGCCTGACGAGCGACCGCGCGTCGCCGGGCAAATGCATCTTCGCCGCAGTCGGCCGCGAGACGCTCAGCGTCCGCGCCGGCGCGACCATCGGCGACGTCGCCTTCCGCGAGGATACCCCGGTCGCCCTGCCCGCCCTGGTGGCCGGCTGCGATTACTACATCGGCCTCGACGGCGCGAACCTTGTGGCGATCGCGGCGGACGGCTTGCCCGGCAACGGCATCGTCGGCGGCTTCCACTACGCACCCGGCGGCAACGCTCCGGCGCGCGCAGGCGGCGACGCCGTGCCGGCCATCAATCCCCTTTCCTGCTGGGGTGCGGGCTTCCGCCCTGCCTGTCCCGATCCGCGCGGGATGACCTTCGTCGACCATGACGGCCTGCTCTTCTGGTGCGACATCTACAAGCTCGGCATCGACCATCTCGACCAGGGCACCAGCCGCCACGGCGTCGTCATCGCCGACGGCAGCGATCTGCCGCAGGCTGTTTCCGGCAAGGGCCGGACCAAAAAGCTTGATTACGCCACGGCCGTCGAGATCTACGCGCATCACGGCAAGCGGCTGCTTTCATACGACGAGTTCCGCGTCGCCGCTTTCGGCGTCATGGAAAAGACCGCCGTTTCGCGCGATCCGGTCAGGACCGGACTGGACGCGGAACGGACTTCCCGTTTCGGCTTGATGCAGGCCACCGGCAATCTCTGGGACTGGGGCACCGACGGCGATCCCGATCGCCCGCGTGCCTCCCTCTTCGGCGGCTGCTGGTGGCGCGGCGGCGACGCCGGTTCCCGCTGCGCGGGCCTGGGCGCCTGGGCCGTGTTCTCGTACGAGAGCTTCTCGGCGCGCGGGGCCTGCGACCACCTGAGCCCTGCATAGCCTGCGCGAAAGCGCAGGCGTGACCGACGGCCGACGTGACCATCATCCGCGACGAGAACAGCGCCAGCAAGGGTCTGGCGATCATCGACAGGTACGAAGAAACCGTGACCTATCTCTATCCGATCCTGCAACGCTGCCCGCGCGCGCACCGCAACGTGCGCGACGCGATGATGGCGGTGCTGTTCGATCAGGTCGGCCTCTTCTACCAGGCGGCGAAGTCGCGTCAGCCTTCACGCCTTTACGCAGCCGACGCCAACCTGGCGACGCTGCGTTTCTGGTTGCGCTTCGCGGTCAATCCCAGGCTCAGGATCATCACGCCGCATCAGCATCGCATTGCGCTCGGCCATCTGGCCGAGGTCGGCGCGATGCTTGGCCAATGGATCAAGACCGCGAGGGGCAACGGATGATCGGGGAAACGATCCCGCGTGCCTCCATCTTCGGCGGCAGCTGGTGGAACGGCGACAACGCCGGTTCCCGCTACGCGAACCTGGACAACTGGGCCGAGAACTCGAACGAGAACATCTCGGCGCGCGGGGCCTGCGACGATCCCTTACCAGCTCGGCGTCGGTCACGGCCGCGCCGGCTCTCCGCTTGCTGCGCCGTGCCCTACGCGAGGCGCAGGGGTGGTCGGCCTGATCATCCGGCTTCGGCGAAGACACTTCAAGGTCCGGCAGAGCGGGGAGTAGCGGGCACCGCCCGTCGAAACCCGCGGTCGGCAAATGGCCGCGTCGCCGGTGAGCGATCCAGTGCGAAGCTCACGGACGTGGCTCGGAAGGAGGCCGGCATGGGCAAGAAACACCGCAACTTGATCGACCGCATCACCGCCGATGCGAACATGATGGAGGCCTTTCGTCTCACTTCGCGCGGCAAGCGTCTGTCTCCCGCTAGGCTGGAGTTCAAGGAATTCTCCGCTCTCAACCTCGAACGCCTCGCCGCGGCGATGAGAGACGGCAGTTATGTCCAGGGCGAGCCGGCGGAATTCACCATCTACGATCCGAAACTGCGCGTCATCTCGGCTCTCCCGTTCCGCGACCGCATCGTCCAGCACGCCGTGTTCCGGATCCTCGGGCCAATCTTCGACGCCGGCCTGCTGCCGCGGTGCTTTGCGTGCCGGCCGGGCTTCGGGACGCACAGGGCGGCAGTCACGCTTCAGGCCGATCTGAGGCGCCTGACCAAAGACGGCGCGCCGGTCTATGCGCTGAAGACCGATTTCTCCCGGTACTTCGCCTCGATCGACAGGGCGGTGCTGTGGCGGCTCGTCGAGGCGAAGGTTTCCTGCCGCGCCACGTTGCGCCTTATCGAGGCGATGCTGCCCCGCCAGGGCATCGGCCTGCAGATCGGCAGCCTGCTCAGCCAGATATTCGCCAACGTCTACGGCGGCATCCTCGACCGGCACCTGCAACAGGACCTCGGCGAGCGGTACTGGTATCGCTATATGGACGACCTGGTCGTTCTCGGCGGATCGAGCGCGCATCTGCGCGCCGTGAAGACCGACATCGAGGCGCTGTCGCGCGAGCGGCTCAGGCTCCGCTTTTCCAAATGGTCGATCCAGCCTGTCGGACGCGGCGTGAACTTCGTGGGCTACCGCATCTGGCCCACGCACAAGCTGCTGCGCCGTTCGAGCGTCACCCGTGCCCGCCGCAAGATCGCCCGCTATCGCGCTGCCGGCGACTTCGACCGGCTGGAAAGGTTCCTTGCCGCATGGACGGGCCACGCCCGATGGGCCGACACGCGCAACCTCCTCAAAAGCCTCGGAGTCGACAATGGCTGATCTCCCCATCCTGTTCTCTGCCAGCATGGTCCGCGCCATCCTGCGGGAGATCGAGAAGCCCGGCACCGGCAAGACGCAGACGCGGCGGGTGCTTGACGCGTGGTGCGACGAGCCGCCCGCATTCGTCGATGACGGCGTCATCACCGCCTATGATGAGAACGACAGTCCCTATCGGTGGCCAAACACGAAGGCCGTCGGCGACCGCCTCTATGTGCGCGAGGCGTGGCGGACGGAAAGCCGCGCCTATGACGATCTGTCGCCGTCCGCCATGGGCGGCGAGGAAACAATACTTTTCGAAGCTGACGCAGACTGGAAGCTGAACAAGTCTGTCGGCCGCCTTCGTCAGGGCATGCACATGCCGCGCTGGGCCAGCCGCATCACTTTGACCGTGACCGACGTGCGCGTGCAGCGGTTGCAGGCGATCAACGATGCGGACGCCATCGCAGAAGGCCTGGAGCACGATATGGACGGCGACGTCGATGGCGTCGGCCGCCACATTGTCATCGAAAGCTGGCGCGCCGCAGATTTTCTGCCTTGGAACCGCGATCCGATCGAAGCCTACGCCGACCTGTGGGACCAGTTGAACAGTGCGCGCGGTTACGGCTGGGACGCGAACCCCTGGGTCGCCGCCTATACCTTCCGGCCGATCTTCGCCAACATCGATCAGGTGCAGCCATGATCAAGGGAAAAGGCGACCTCAAGCCCACCGCCGAAATGATCGAGGCCAAGGCCATCATCCTGTTCTATCAGGACGAGCTCCAGAACCTCGAATGGATCGCCGCAAACGACGCCAAGGGCAACACCCGGATCGGCGACGAGGTAGGCCGCGAACTGGACAGGTGGGAAAAGCATCCCGACCACGTGCAGGAGCGCTTCCGCAAGCGCGCCCGTCAGGCGCTGGGGGCGGCCGATGGCTGAATTCTCAAAGATGTCCGGCGCACTGCCGGCGAAGCTCTGCAACGACATTTCGAACGCCATCCATGCCGCGATCGAGAAAGGCATGGAGATGGACGAAGCCTGCTGCGCTGCCATCGCGGTGATCGCCGACTACGCCCGCGGCGAGTACGGGCCGGACTATCTCGCCGACCTGTCAGACGTCCTTATCGCCCGCGCCCTTGCCCCTATGCCGAAGGATGTCAGCCATGGCTGACAACACCGCCATCGAATGGACGGACGCCACGTGGAATCCGATCGGAGGCTGTTCGATCACTTCACCGGGCTGCGCCCCCTGCTATGCCCAGCAACTCGCCGGCACTCGCCTGAAGCACCATCCGCTCTATGCCGGCACCACGACTACGGTGAAGGGAAAGCCGGTCTTCAACGGCCGTCTTACCGCCGCGCCGGTCGATCATCCTGTCTGGAGCTTTCCCTTGTCGTGGCGCGGTGCGAAAAACCCCGTCATGGGGTCCAGAGCCCGATCGCTGATCTTCGTCGGCGATATGAGCGACCTGTTCCATGAGGATCGTTCGCTGGGCTACGCCATGCGCGTCTTCGAGATCGGCATGCGGTCGCGCCACATTCTCCAGCTTCTCACCAAGCGGCCCGGCCGGATGCTGGAGTTCCTGAAACTCTGGCATGATATCGGCGACGGTCCCGAGGAATGGGAACCGAAGCTGGCGCGCGGCCCCGAGGCTGTCAGAGCCTCTCACAACACCGGTCGGGCGCGACTGTTCGCCGACATGCTCGACACTATGGGCGAACCGCCTCCAGGCTGCGCATACCCTCTCTATGACTGGGCGGGAGGAATGGCCGGCTGGTCCGGACCGTTCAACATCTGGTTCGGCTTTTCCGCCGAGCGGCAGCGTGAATTCGATGAGCGGTGGCCGGCGATGCGAGAGATCGCAGTAATGGGCCATACGATTTTCTGCTCTTATGAGCCCGCTATCGAGCCGCTGACGTTGCCGGAGGACTTTCTCGCCCTCGGTCGCAAGGCCTGGCTGATCGCGGGCGGCGTTTCCGGTCGATACGCCGACGCGCCGCCCCACCCGCGATGGTTCCGCGACGTCCGCGACCAGTGCGCCGGCGCCGGCATCCCCTTCTTCTTCAAGCAGTGGGGCGCTTTCCGTCCACTTACCAAAGCCGAGCATGGCCAGGCCTGCGGCGCTATCCGGGCCGGCAGCGATCCCTACGACCCGGAGGGGCTGATGCTGCCTTCCACCAAGAAAGTGGCGGGACGGCTTCTCGACGGCGTTGAACACAACGAATTTCCGAGGGGCGCGTGATGGACAGCCCCTTTGGCCGCTTCACTGATCGAGAGGTCTTGGACATGCTGCGCGACGTCGGCCTGCCGGAGGAGCTGAGCGACGAGAACGTCTCAAGGATCGGTCTACGCAAGCTGCGCACGAACACGCAACGCGAAACCGTGCTGGCACTCTATGTCAAGCTCGGCAGCGTCGACGCAGTGTTCGACGAGCTCGGCGGCGAAGTTCCGAAATCCAGCATCCGCTCGATCCTCAGCCGTGCAACCGATGCCGGGCTGATCGCCCGTGATTGGGCGGTACGCCGCAGACGTCCTCGCTTCCGGAGGGTGCGGCCATGACTTATGCTCAAATCCTGCGCCTCATCTGGATCGACATGTTCGTCGCGAACGGCGACACGCCGCTCCAGCGCGAGCACATCTGCGTGACGTTCGATATTTCCGTTCCGCAAGCCAGCTTGGACATCAAGAGGTTTATCAGCCTGTTCCCTGCTCGCCTCGCCTACGACAGGTCACGAAAGGGATACACGGCGGCAGAGAGAAGCGAGCCGGCATTCGATGGCGCATCGCATTCCGCTGTCGCGTTGGCGTGCTCTGCTGCGGCGAAACACGCGGCGAGGCTCGAACTTTTGTCGAGGTCAGCGGCATGAGTAGCAGCAATCCACCCGTCAACCGCTACCTCGCCGACAAGGCCATGGATCGCATCGACCACGCGCTCGGCCGGCCGATCTGGCCGCTGCGCGAGACCTATCGCAATCACTATGCCACCGATGCGACCGGCACATTGGCGATCGACTTCGCCTACTCCGCGCATTGGGAGCAGATCGGCCAGTCGGGCACCATGGCGTTCTTCGCCGTGACCGAGCTCGGCAGAAAGGCGCTCGCTGCCTATCTTGAGACGCTGGACGCGAAGGAACGTTTCCGTCCCTACGTCGTCGCCTACGAGGGGCATGAACGCATCGTTCCCGCCAAAAGCGCCGGCAACGCTCGATACTCGGAATTCCTCACCGTCCGGGACTGCTTTTCCAAACTGACATTCGCAGAATTTATCAGAGCATCCAGTGTGAGGGCGGCATGAGCGTCTACGTCGACAACATGCGCGCCCGGTTCGGCCGTATGAAGATGTGCCACATGATCGCCGACAGCACCGATGAGCTGCTGGCAATGGCCGACAGGATCGACGTCGACCGCAAGTGGCTTCAGAAGGCAGGCACACCACACGAGCATTTCGACATCGCGCTTTCCAAGCGGGCGTTGGCCGTGGCGGCCGGCGCCGTCGAAATCTCAACGATGGACATCGGCCGTATCATCCGCGCCCGCCGGAAGGAGCCGCGGCGCTGCGAAACCAATCTCGTCGGCGCTGCCGGCGAATGCCTGGCTTGCGACGCGGACCAGGGCGAAGCGTGCCGGGGATCATCACAATGACCGCGCCCGGCTACTGGATGAACGAGACCAGCGGAGTGCTTCGCCCGGCCGTACAGGCTTATCTCGCGGGCGCCGAGATGAGCGATGAACAGATCGCCGCCATGCGGGCGTATCTGCGCCAGTGGATCGAGAGCGGCCTCTGGTTTGGTCCGGCCGTTCCCGGCTTGCGGGCTACCGTCGACGATCTCATAAGCCGCGAAACGATCCGCATGTGGCTGCGCATCGCCGAGCGCGAAGGGATCGACCCGCTATGATCGAGCGCCATTCCGGCCAGATGCAGATTGTCTGCGAATGCGGCACTTCCCAGCGGCGTATCTATCAGGTCGACGAGTTCGACGTGATGGTGTCCGACGCCCGCGCCGAGGGTTTCGTCATAACCAAGGTCGCCGGAGAGTGGCAGCATGCATGTCAAGACTGCGCGCGGCCAGGCCAGAAGCAGCGGAGGCTGTTGTGACAGCCGCCCCCAGCGCCATACTTGAAACTGGCAAGACACCTGAGGAATGGGTTGATGTCTTCGCCGCGCGCGGTATCCACCTGTCCGCCAGGACGATCCGGGCGGACGCCCGCCGGCTCGGCGCTTGCAAAATTCTCGGGAGGGTAATGATATTGCTGCCCGAACATATCGACCGTCTGTTTCAGGAACCTGAAAAGTGCCACTCACACTCTACGAACGAGACGGATGGTGGTGGTTCAAAGGCCGCATCGACCGAATACCGTCCGGTAAATACTACCGACAAAGCCTTGGAATACCTGCGACAGCGCCAGAAAGGGACGCCGAAGTCGCGCTCGCCGGGTTCGAAAGGAAGGAAATCAAACGTGATATCGTTGGGGAAGAGAAAGCCCTGACGTTCGACGAGGCCGTGATGCTCTATCCGGCCAACCCGATGGAAGCGAAGGATCTCGAAACGATCCTGCCCCACTTAAAAGACCGCATCGTCGCATCGATCACGCCGCAGGAAGTGCGCAACCTTGGGCCGATCCTCTACCCGAAAGGCGCCACCGATTCATGGCAGCGCCACGTCGTCACGCCGATCCGCGCCGTCATCAATAATGCGCACGACCTCGGCAAATGCCCGCCGATCCGGGTCAAGGCATACACCAAAGCCGAGCGCCTGAAGCAGGATCGCGAGCGCGGCAAGCAAAGCCGCGTGGAGAAGACACCCGGATCCTGGGAATGGCTTCTGGCCTTCCGGACGAAGGCCAATCCCTATCTGAGAGCCATGGCCTATTTCATGTTCGTGACCGGCGCCCGCATCAGCCAGGCGACGGCGCTGATACCCGACGACTTCGATCTCCAGAATGCGCGCGTCTGGATGCCCGAGGCAAAAGGCACCGAGGCGCAGTGGGTTGACTTGCCGATGGACCTTGTCGTGGAACTGGCGAACCTTCATCCGCGCCGGCCGCGCAAGGGGCCTCATGGCAAGACCCGGATGAAGCAGGCGAAGATGTTCGGCTATGCGAGCAAGAACGGCTGCTACAAAGCGTGGAAGACCGCATGCAAGAATGCCGGCATCGAGGAGATCATGCCGCACGCCGCCGGCCGTCACGGCTTTGCGACCGAACTGCTCGTCAGGCGCAAACTCGATGCCCGCACGGTGGCCAAGGCAGGGCGCTGGGCAGACCTGACCTTGATGCAGAAAACCTACACCCACGCTGAGGATACAAAGAAGAAGGTACAGAGCGCGCTTCGTACAGGATTCGTACAAGCCTCCGCGCCGACCCCCAGCAAGAAGCGGAAAACGCAGTAG